CCATTCTTGTGTGTATATACACTTGTTTTCTCCATCTTTAATTTTTATAGAAAAATTAGTCGAATAAACATTTGTAAGTTTTGCACCGTATCCATTACGACCACCAACAACACGTTTCTGTGTGTCGTCATAATTTGTACTCGTGAGTAAATGTCCAAACGTTAACTCTGGATTCCATAAACCTTCTTTTTCGTGCATTTTAACGGAGATACCACCCAAAGGTCCATTATTTTCAATTGTTATTTCACCAGACACTTTATCGATAGAAACACTCATAGACGTTACATTTTTTGGGTACATGGAGTTTCGGTCAATTGCATTTACTAAAATTTCATCAAATATTTTTAAAAGTGCTGGGGAATACATGATAGTTTTCTTTTCAAATTTATCATTTTCATATATCCAATATGGTTCCGCTACACGTGAAACAGGTCCAACGTACGAATCCGGACGCTTTAAAATATGTTCCACGTGTGTGAGTTTTTGAATACTTTCACTCATTTATGTTGTATTGCGTCTTTTACTTAAGTATATTTTTAGTCCTTCGAACCAATGTAATAATTCATCTTTTGTTTTTGACTTGGGTTTTGAATATATATTTTTTATACGACCACACTCTCTGTTTCTAAGTGAGCTGGGTTGAATATTTTTGTAAGATGTTATATAACACGCATAACAGGTACGTTTTATATTCATATCAAAAAATTTCAGATATCCACCATTGTTAACCATAAAAATAGGTTTTATTTTCTTATATTCGCGAAGAAGTATTCGTTCTTCTGTACTATTCGTGTGTATATGCGGTTCTAATGGACATTCACATAAATAACACTCTTTTGTCCACTTAAGATACATTTAAAAACAAAAGGTTTTATCTTTTATATTACTCGCCTAAAGTGAAGCTATACGTCCTTTTAAGTTTTGTAAAGAACCACATCCTTTACTAACCTAAGTTATTTTATTTTTAGTAAAAATTAAGATGTCGCAATACTTTCTACCGACCGTGATTCAAACGAATTTTAGTGATACTAAAAATGTACTCACTAAAAAACATCAATCAAATATTCAGACTTATGATGACTGTTTACGTGTATCCAAAACCTTGAAAACAAGTAAAAAAACACCAGAAGAAATGGCGTCAATTCTCGATAAAATGAGGAAAAAGAAACTCGAATCTCAAAAAACAAAACCGATACAGGTTTTAGATTCTGTACCCAAACAAGACACTTCTGAAACTCGCAATATATGTAAAGCATTTACATTATCAGGAAAAAAATGTACATTCAAAGCTGTGTGCGGGGACTACTGTAAAAAACATAGAATAGATGATCAAGTGTTAGGAACGAGACCAAAAATAAATATTCCTGTATTATAAAAGATGTTAGATCAAGAAACACTCAGACCCGTCATAATAGCTATGATACTTTATCTTGCAATTTCAAAAATCTTACCAGAAATACTCAAACAACCAACTAATATTAAATTTATTGACGATATCGTCGCCATGCTCATTGCTCAAAGAGGTTCACTCACATCCGGTGTCATTTTGACAGGTGTTATCGTTTTCCTTACTAATTACATTAGCGATGAATTCTTGTAATACGTTTTCTTTACACGTCAACATATGAGTCCTCGGATGTTCCATATACCTTACTTTCTTGGTATATGCATCTTCCATAAACTCACGTAATTGTTTTTCATTTGGCTTTCCCCATTCCATACCTTCCTGATACAAAAAATCATCTTTTACGAGTTTTTGACGTTCGCAGTCTATCGTATACGGCGTTTTTATATATTCAGGTGCACCTCCATAATCCGTTATAATGACTGGTTTATTTCGTAAAGCCGCTTCCACTGCACCCATACCTATACCTTCCGAACTTGAAAAACTTACATAACAGTCACCCAGGGCATGTATTTTTTCTATTTCTTCATCGGGGATAAGACCATTTATAATTTCAACGTTTGGTATATTTATTTGAATGGGTTGTTTACACGTCGCTTTTATCAGAAGTCTTGAATCATGTTTATTCATACGAACAAATGTTTCAATAATTTTATTAAAATTTTTCCTTGGATCGGTTATATTTCCAATGTGATAAAATGTGTACGGTCTATTGTCAGGAACATGTGCATGTATAATATAAAAGTTTGTTTCTGGAAATTGTTTTTTAAATACCTTTCTACAAAATTCACTTGGTACGGCGATTCTATCAAAGAGTTTAAACAGTTTACCGTAATCTTCATGTACAGTTTCAGTCTCGCATATAGTCATACACGTAACGTGTTTGATTTTACGTTTAATTTCAGGTATTTTATCTAACCAGTATGGTACAGGTAAAGCATAAATAAATGCACGTTCACATACCGGTATATCATTTTGAAGTTCAATGTACTGACTCCCAGGAAAAAGACCCATATATTTTTTACATTGTTGACCTATTCCACTTAAAAGAGATGGACCGATGAATAACATTTACTATAAAGATAATATTTCTTTTATATATATTACACAATGCCATTCAGACCAAGAGAACAATCACCTCAATATATTAAAACGTCAGCTCCAGCTCCAGCTCCAGCTCCAGCTCCAGCTCCAGCTCCAGCTCCAGCTCCAGCTCCAGCTCCAGCTCCAGCTCCAGCTCCAGCTCCAGCTCCAGAACCAAAAAAGACGGTTAAACGCGTCGTTAAAAAGAAGGTTGCGGAATAGACGGTGTAGTTTTATTTTTGATGAAAATAACACCACCAGTGATTAATGCTATAAATAATATTAAATAGCGTAACGGATACTTTTTCTTTTTTTCAGTTTCCATTTTTTCGATATCTTTCTTATCTGGAAGTTTTTTAACGTTTACGTTAAGATCTTCTATCTTCCCGATAAGTTTATGTAACGCATCTAAAATCTGGAGTTCGCGATCTGTCGGTTTTTCTTTTACGTCTACGGTTGTTATTTCTAATGTCATGTACCACTCCGAATCTGGTTGCATGAGTTTATAATCGTTATCACCTTGTGATTCATAAAGCTTAAAATTAAGTTTTTGAATAGATATAGGGTTAAATAAGTTTGTATGTCTTGGGAACGCTTTCCACTGTTTATCCCTAAGAATAAAGCTATTACTTCCGGTAAAACTTCTTTCGAGTGGTATTCGAGCTAAAACCTGACCATTACGCTCATTTAATAATTGTCCTCTCTTAGGAACATCGTCGCAAACTATATCGACATATTTAGCAACATTTGTATCTCCTGCATCATTTGCACCAACTTGTGTAGCATAAAAATCAACTGGTTTTATACCTACAACCTGAGAAATTTCCTCCACATGTAAATTGGATTCGAGACTAAGATTTACGGAAAATGTGTTATTGCTCCCGTTTACGAATTGAGAATCAATCATTATATACTGAACCTTTTTAGGTAAGTCCTGGAGTGAAACCATCTTGTATTTAGTATATAAAAAAATAAACATAAATAATAACAGTAATGTTTTCGTTTTATTCGAGTGTCTGTAATTTATTATCACCTAGACCAAAACCCGAAACAAATATAAAAAAACCCCCATCTATAAAAATGTGTGAAAATGACTATATCATATCTAAAAATGAAGCGAATGAGATAATCATTTTAGAGGTTCCTAAGAAACCTAAGTTTACATACTTCTAATAAAATGTATAAAAAAATGAAATGGACGACTACATTGCCTTACACACATACGACTATAAACTCTCGTTTTGTCAAGCGACAAACGAACTCCCGGGTGACATGCAAAGACTCATATGGGAAAAACTTAATGCGTACGAATCACGTGATCTCGTGTGCCCGGGAGCCCCTCGACGAACCTCCAGAAATTCACGATTCTCAAAAGAGAGACTCGAAACGTTGGTTAACCGATGGAGAGAAAAGTGGGGAGAACCTACTCCGTGAACGTATGAATACGATGGCACGTGAACAGCTTTATTTTGATGATTATGAACGTAGTGAATACGATTCATATTCACTCATACTTTATAAACTTCTACTTGAGGATCTTAAGTACCAAAGACGTGAACTACAATATTCTACAATCTTCGGTGATAAATGGAGAAAATCATCTACAAATAAAATAGATTTAACCACTATTCAAATTAATATACACGAAGTTGAACAAAGGTGTAATAATTTTAAAGTAAAAGAACGTCATTTTAAGAAAAAGTATTTTCAAGATGAAAACTATATTATTAAAGGTATAGATATATAATAAATAAATTGTAATGTTGAGTATAATAAATCCCTACACTAAAACCATTAGAATATCGTGCCCCACTAAACGTAAAGAAGGTATAGCGGAATATAAAAAAATAAAAGATAAAATTAAAAAGTCAACTTTACAATACGGTGTTGCTGTTTCGACATACCATTTTATTTTTCATACACCCGTTGACGGTATTTCTGCAAGTTTGGGAACAATCGCGTCTTATATGTATGTCGATTCACTCTCCTCGTATGTCGATAATATAGAAAAAATACCTGGTTTGAATAAACGATTACTCTTACCGACGTGTCTCGCATTAGCCGAATCTGTATGGAATTCTAATGATTTACCATTTGATTTTAATATGGGGGCAACTTTATTTGGGTTTTTAGCGTATAAAATGGCATTTTATCAAATCGTCGCCGAAGAAATATTGATGTACAGTGAAGACCTAAGTGATATAGACCAGATATAATAAGTATAATAAAAAAAATGTCTCTCATTTGCCAACTTACAAAACAAACGGTTAGTCTTGAAAGACTTTACAAACTTGACGGTGTTCTTTCGAGTTTTAGAACCGATCAATTTTCAACTGGTACACCTTCTCAAGTGTATGGAGTGAGATTGAAATCAAATTTTCCACACGATTTAATAAAGTTCAAAAAAGAACTTGATCATGTCGTGTATGTCGGTGTATCTGCATTTAACGACAAACTTCATTTAGTAGACTTTATGTATGAAGAGAAATATGAAGATGGTACTCGAATGGGTATCATTGAACCAGTGATTGAAATTCTGGCGAGGGATGAATTGGATACCATGGTTGTTCCGAGACACGTCCCAGAAGAATGGGTTGAGTTTTGGATGAATTACTTTAAAAATGAGTTTAATTGTCAAAAAACCCTTCTACAGTTTGTTGAAAAAAATAACCTTCACGGAAGCATCGACTGGACGGAACTTTATAACTCGTTCCCTGAAAATATGGACTTAAAACTTAGCAACTAATGTGTAATATAATACGATGAGCCTTACTTACGAACTCCTTAAAAACTGTACCACGATTGTCGAACTTTTCGACGTTAACGAACTCTTTTCCGAATTAGCCGGTGAAAAATGTAAAGTATATGGTTTACGCGCCGATTTTGGGTATCCCACACACCTTGTTCCTAAAAGTACCTATAATTATATTGCGTATATTGGTATTTCTAATAGAAAATTGGAAACATCGTATGGTCAAGCCCAATTTATTGAATTTTATTATGAACCTAATGATATTGGCGTTCTAGAACACTTTTTTGATATGTACCTCGAAAGTGAAAAAGACATTCTTAAACAGTGTGGATGTAAAGATGACGAAGAATTTACCGTCGAACTTTTCCCAAGTAAAATTACTAAAAAGAACCTCATGTTTTGGAAATGGTATTTAGATGAACAATATGGCGTTAACGATAAGATTTCTTTACGTGATTTCTTGGACGATTATGAAATTACATATCAGATTGACCACGATCGATTATACGATTATTTACCCGAAAATATTGACGATTTGGATAATGAGAGTGAATATAATTCAGAATCTGAATCTGAACTCGAAGAAGGTGAAATAAGAACCTAAGTTTAAACAGATATACCATTACATATTCAAAAATGCGTCCAAACTGTGTATACGAAAACTGTCTCTGTCGCCAAGGAAAAAACGGGTTTTGTGTAAAACACCGTGATATTGGTGAAGCCGTAGAAGCCCTTTTACTTTTAAGAA